GGCATGATGCTCTCAACGGGCAACCTGCGGGTATGGGGCCGCGACCGTGGCGGCGAATTCAACACAGGCGGCTGGAATGCTAACACAGAAGGGCGCGGCGAAGAATACGACGCTCCCAATGCGGTTAACTTCGGCGGCTACTGGGCCTACGGCTCCAGGGCCGGTTCCCGCTGTTCGCTTTGGTCCAATCCTGCGTCGCTCTCGAGCAGCAGCTTCGGGTCGCGCTTCGCCTGTGACCACCTGACCCTTGAATGAGGGGGCGGTAGCCCCCTCGGAGAAAAACATGCAGCCGCAAACTGAAGCAAAACGGTCTTATGAGCAAATGGCGCTTGTTGAAAAATATGAGCGCGTCATAAACTACCTTTACCCCATAGCGCAAAATATGCCGCGAAAGCATGGGGTCATGAGGAATATGTTTTTAAGCTGTTTACTTGGTCTTCCAAAGGAGATGTATCGCGCAGGAAAAACAAACCATATTTCTAAGCTTTACGAAGTTGATGCAGGTCTTGCTGAACTTCGTTTTTGGATGCGTCGCTTGTTTGAAACTAAGTGCATTACGGCTCGACAGATGGCAGCGGCTCAGTCGCTGATTTCGGAAGTTGGGTCGATGGTTGGTGCTTGGGTGAACAAAAAGCGGCAGCAGGGGTAATCTGGGTTATTATGCGGTTAACTTCGGCGGCAACTGGAACAACGGCTCCAAAGCCGGTTCCCGCTGTTCGAATTGGAACAATACTGCGTCGAACTCGAACAACAACATCGGGTCGCGCTTCGCCTGTGCCTACACGAAATTCTCGCTCTGTATTGGTTAAGGCCATGCAGGCCGTCCATACAGTGTGGTCAGCCGGATTATCCTCCTTCGGGGAATACACTTATGGGTTAGGCATAACGCAGAGTAGTGAAACATCGAAACGCGTGGCCTACAATTATGGCTAAAAAGTACCGAAACCTTTTTGAGCAGATTGTGTCTTCTGAAAATCTTGCTTTAGCATACAAAAAGACAAAGGCAGGAAAAAGACAGACATGGGGATTCCTTGAATTTAAGGAATTTGAATGGGCAAACCTTCAGCACATAGCCGACGAGCTTAAAGCAGGAACATATTGCCCAGACGAGTATTCTCAGTTTATGATTTATGATCCCAAGACGCGCCTCATATCGGCGTTGCCATTTAAAGATAGGCTGGTTCAACATGCTTTGTGTAATGTAGTAGGGCCAATATTTGACAAGACTTTGCTGCCCCACACTTTTGCTTGTCGTGAAGGATTTGGTACACATGCAGGCGTTCGTCACATTCAATCTCTTATGCGGTCGACTAAGCCTAGTCATTTTATCAAGACGGATTACAGTAAGTTTTTTCCAAGCATTGACCTTGAAATTTTACACCGCTTGATCAAGAGAAAAATCAGCTGCCAAAAGACCTATGATCTTTTGACTCTGTTTATTCCAGAGAGCGGTGTGGGCATCCCTATAGGAAGTTTAACAAGTCAGGTTTTCGCAAACGTCTACGGCGGTTTGATAGATAGATTCATACACTTTCAACTGGGTCACCGTAGGTGGGCTAGGTACATGGATGATGTAATTATTCTTGGCGATGACCCGCACGAAATGCAAAAAGACGTTGACGCGATCAGGTCTTTTTCATGGGATCAAATGCATATGACGTTAAGCAAGTATCAGGTTTCGCCTATTAGCCGAGGCGTGAATTTTCTCGGATACAGAATATGGCCCACCCACAAGCTTCTGCGCAAAGACAGCGTTCAGCGGGCGAAAAGAAAAATCAAGGCTATGCAGGCACGTGGAGACACACAGTCTCTGGAAAAGTTTTGGTCTGCGTGGTATGGTCACGCTACTTGGGCGGACACACAAAATCTTCTCAAAGATATGGAGCATAAATATGGCACAATTAGTCATCAACACTCGCGCGGACCTCGACTCTATTAAGGGGACCAAGCAGCACACAGACTTTATGAACCGTTTGCGGGGCAGCATGACTCGTCAACAAGACGTGGCTGAATATCCTGAAAACTACGGGGAACCGGGTTATGATGGGCCGGTTGTTGAACCTATCTGGGAGGAGGTCGAGGACTTGAGTCTGATTCAACGATTTGGGTTCAACAAGTCTGACTTACTGTAGGAGCAACCGCCATGCCAGATTGGATACCTGATAGCTGGAAAATCGCCCTTGATTAACCCCCTCAGTTAAGGTATAATCTAGGGTAACTTTCCTTACATCGGTATCAGTATGTCGGCCCAAAGTGTTGTAGACGGCCTCTACTTGTTCAACCATTCCCCAGATCATCGGATCTACACGCTGGTTGAGTTCAACCATTTTCTCGTCTTCCCTGTGATACACCAGAAAGTCCGCTTCTTCTACGAAGACGGTAAACCCATCGGCCTCGTAACATGGTGCTGGCTGACGGAACAGGAAGCAGACGAATTCCTCGCCGAACGCTTTATGCCTGACGAGGAACACTATCGACGCCCCGACACTACGCAAGACCAGTACCAACTCTGGGGCATCGAATTTATAGCTCCCTTCGGCCACGCCAGATCAGTTATGCGGGCCATGAGAGACTATCAAAAACAACACCGAAAAAAGACTGAGAAGGTCCGTTGGCGTCGTCTGAAGTCGCCGGACACTGAAATTAGGAGGACATTCTAATGGGTGGTAGTAGTCCAGCCCCGGCCCCGCAAACGACAGTCAATGAAACTGGCTTAGGGGACTCACAATATGCGAACCTATCTCGCGGGCAAGGGGATATTCGTACAGATATCGCAGGTATCTCGAATAAGAGTGCGGATGAAATCCGGTCACTTCAGGGGGATATTCAAGGCGTAGACCGGGGCATCTATGACCTGTCTCGCGATCAGCAAGATGGTTTTGCTGCTGTTGGACGTGGTATTCAAGACCAGACCAGTGACCTAAACCGACAGTTCGCTGATGTCGGTCAGGGCCTAGAGTCTGTCAGCGGCACAGTCGGAGATGTACAATCCACCGTAAATCAAGGCTTCAGTGATAGCGCAGATAGCTTTTCACAGATTGGTGGTCAGCTGTCGGATGTCTCCTCGGATGTCAATCAGGGTTTCTCTAACGTCGGCAATCAGATTGAGACCGGCGTCAGTGACCTGAACACCAACCTAAACGACCAGATGGGGGCTGCCTCTCAAGAGCGTATGTCCGGCTTCTCTGGTCTTTCCGATCAGGTAGGGTCCGGGTTTGCAGGCCAAGCCGACTATCTCAATACGATGTCGTCGAACATCCTCAGTGGTCAGCAGAACCTAGACACCATGCTGGCCGACACCGGCAATCGTCTGGACACCTACTACGGTGGACTGTCGCAGGGGCAGCAGGGCATTGCACAGCAGGTGGGCGGCGTCCAGACTGGCCTTGATGACTTCCGGGGCGACTATGACGACAACACTACGCTGGCCAACCAAAGCCGCCGCGACATTCAGCGTGGCCTGACGAACGCCACAGATACACTGTCTGAAGACATTGGCCGCACTGCGTCGGCGTCTAACGAGGCGCAGGAACGGCTCATGCGGGCTGTGGGCGGCGTCCAAGGGACTGCGGACAGCACCGCCGCTGAGTTGGGGTCACTCCAGTCCCAGACTTCCAGAGGTTTTGCGTCCACTGAAGACGCTGCGACTGCGTCACAGCAGACCTTCACAGACCAGCTCAACCGTGTCCGGTTTGCGTTGGAAGACTTTGCGCCTGCGCTGGATCAGGAGACTCGCACAAACTATCGGGAGCTTGTCTCCTCGTTTGACGTCAATGGCGGCCTGATCCCGTCAGGCATTGACGCGCAAGGCAACACCATCACCCGCCGTATGAACGACGGTATCCTTGCGGTCAGTCGGCAAGACGCGGTGGGCCGCCCCGTTGGAGCGCTCCAGCTAGACGTCCGTCAGATGCTGGATACGGCGAAGCAGTTCGAGCAGCAACTCCCCTACTCGCAGACGAGGTAAACAATGCACCCCACCAGTACGAGTAAGGCTGGCCTTGATCTGGTCAAGAAGTTCGAAGGCCTACATCGGCTAGGGGATGACGGTATGGTCCGCGCCTACCGTTGTCCTGCCGGGCGTTGGACGATTGGGTATGGTCACACGAAGGGCGTGAGGTCCGGTCAGAAGATCACCCCGCAACAGGCGGATGGGTTTCTGGCCGAAGACGTTAAATGGTGCGAGGACGCCATCCACCGCCATGTAAGCGTCCCTCTCAGCCAGCTCCAGTTCGACGCTTTGGTGTCGTTCGTATTTAACCTCGGCGAAGGGAATTTTGCATCATCGACCCTTTTGAAAGTCCTGAACCGAGGTGATTATCAGGGTGTTCCAGAACAGATCATGCGCTGGAATAAGGCGCGTGTAGACGGTGTTCTGACCGCTCTCCGTGGCCTTACCCGCCGCCGCAGTGCTGAAGCCGCCATGTTCTCAATGGACGCACCCTTTGCGGATGATGGCGGCGAGAAGATGGCCCAGAAGCCGGAGCCGACCGCAAAGAAGCCTCTCCGCAAGTCGAAGACTATGGCGGGTGCTGGGGCAGCTGGTCTGGGTGTCACGCTCTCGACCGTCTCAGAGCAGGTGCAGGGCTTGGTGCCGTATAGCGATACCCTGAAGTGGGTGTTCCTCGCTCTGGCATTGGCAGGCATCGCCTTGACCGCCTACGCCCGCTGGAAAGACCATAAAGAAGGCATTCGTTAGAAACAAGGACAACGGCAATGTTTGGGTTCATCACTGGAAAGATCAAGGCATGGGCCATAGCCGCCGCTGCGGTTGCTCTCCCTCTTCTGTACATCCTTGGCCGCAAAGACGGCAGCAAAGTGTCTCAGGTACAGCAACTGAAAGACGCAGTGGAGAACAACCATGACCGTGCTGAATTCTACAAACGGATGGCGGACTACCCTGACGACTATAGTTGGTTTACTCGCCCTGATTTGGTTGAGCGGCTGCGGTCAAAAGGACTCTAGTCCGTATCTCGAAATTTATTGCCCGACCGCTCCGGCCTACTCGGACAATTTCAATAGCCAATTAGCAGACGAGGTTGAGGCATTGCCCCGGTCTGCGACGGCCATACCCAAAACATTAGGCGACTACGCACGACTGCGGGACACTCTGCGTCGATGCGATAAGATCAGGAGCGAACTCTGAATGGTACAAACTCCTCAAGACTTGATGGCGTCGGCGCAGCCGAGTAGTACGACGACGACGGGCTTCCAAGCCCCCGAAGGAAACTCGGACTTAGACGTCCTTCGCATGGCGGACAGCGCCGGAGTTACGGAAAGCAACCGTCAAGCACAGGCTATCGTAGACCGCCCGCAGGACTTCATGCAGGATATGCAGCTCGCGGATCGTGTACCAACGATGGAAGTGGGTCGTGGAACCACGATGGACCCCAATGCATATGGTGGAACAGCAAATAGCCTGAATTACACCGCAGACACTGTCGGGTCGACGTCTACGGCAGCCCAGCCCGGACAACGTCAGGCACAAGACTATGACACGGCAACCGCTACAAACCGGGTGACGACAATCGGGCAGGCCGATGCTGCACAGGGTGAAGTCCGGGATGAAGCCATCATTGGCGACCAGACGATGGACGTCGAAGGTCTGGCTACCGGCACCAACGCGGACGGGTCTACGAACTTTGTCGGTGAGGCGCTCAAGCAGACAGCAACCCAAAATATCTCGAACGTCATCGACACGTCGACCGTTTCTGGTAAGATTCTCGCCGAGAATTTAGGCGAGGGTAATTATACAGATACCAAGGCTACACTGCAGGGCCAGCTAGCCACTCTTTCAGAGCAGTTCACTGGCCCGAATGGTGAGCCGACGATCCCGACATGGGCGGCGGGAACAGCGCGGAATGTGAGCCGGATTGCAGCCTTTAAGGGTATGACGGGTACTGCAGCCACCGCTGCGATGTCGCAGGCCTTGATGGAAGCTTCCATTCCGATTGCCCAGCAAGACGCCCAGTTCTTCCAAACAATGACGCAGCAGAACCTCGACAATCGTCAGCAGTCGACAATCAACACTGCGAACGTCTTGTCGAAGATGGAACTGGCGAACCTAGACGCCCGTATGACGGCGGCGGTCAACAATTCCAAATCGTTCATGCAGATGGATTTGACTAATCTGGAGAATGAACAGCAGACTGAGGTAGTCAATACCCAAGCCCGCGTACAGTCAATCCTCGAGGACACAAAGGCAGAGAACTCTGCCCGGTTGTTCAGCGCGGACTCGGAGAATGATTTTGCGAAGTTCTACAGCCAGCTGAACAGCCAGATCGAGCAGTTTAACTCTGAGCAGACCAACAGCATGGAGCGATTTAACGCAGGTGAAGTCAATGACGCATCCGAGTTTAACTCTCGTCTAGAGACGCAGCGAGAGCAGTTCTACAAGGAGATGCAGTATAACGTGGATCTGTCTAATGCCAGATGGCGGCAGTCTGTGCAGACCGCCAATACTGAAATGGACTTTCAGGCGGCGCAGACCGATGTCCAAAACATGTTCAACATCTCGACTGAATCCTTGAGCCGTGTGTGGGACCGGGCTGATGCCCAGCTCGATTACGCATGGAAATCGTCTGAGAGCGACCTTGACCGGCAAACTCGGATTACTCAGCAACAGATGCAGCTTCAGGCACAGCGTGAGCAAGCAGCGGCAGAGAAATCCGGCTCAATATTTGGCGCTATTGGATCTGTAGCAGGAGCTATTCTTGGCGGTCCTGCAGGAAGTAAAATGGGCGGGTTTGTAGGTGGCCTTCTGGACAGCGGGGGATAGGATTAAGACATGCAGTATGATGAAATAGTTCGACAGAGCGTCAAAGCGTTTAAGAAAGGCCGTTTACCCGAGCAGATCAGCTCTCGTAAAGAGGAAGGCCTCAAATACACCCCAGAGTATTTCGACCAGCTTGAGGAAGATCTGCTAGGCAACGACACCACACCCGAGGAGGACACCGATGAAGCCGATGTTTGATGGGCCAATCCCCGGCGAAAACTACACCTCCGACACAAAGAATTACCCGTGGCATCGCCCGCCGGATATTACGGACTATGACGAAGCTGTAGAGTTTGTCATTCGAGACCTCTCGAACCCGAGCCGTATTTCTATGATCTACACCATGATGGAAGCGGGTCAGTCTATTGCCGGTATCGTGTCCATCGTAAACATGCTGAACATCGGCAATGGAAAGTATTCGGTAGACCTCTCAATCTTGATCGCAGGACCGATTGCACGGTTCCTTGAAATTGCCGCCAAAGAAAACGGCATCGAGGCCAATCTGGGTACACCAGAGGAAGAGATCTACACGCTTGAAATGTTCCGGGCCATGCAGGGTGTTTCAGACAATGCGGACGAGCCGCCTGTAGAACCGCCTGCCGCACCGCCTGCTGATGGCGGTTTGATGGCTATGGGCGCAGAGACAGACGCTCCCGCAGACCCAGACACGCAGGCAGCGATGCTTGGGCTTAATGAGGAGGACGCATAATGAGCTGGGAAGATTTTGCAGAAGGTTTCGCCTCCGGTTTTGTCCCTGCGTATAACGCTCGTATAGAGCGGGAGGCTCGTCGGGCCGCTACTAAAGAAGACCGTGAATACGCGGCGCAAGTGCGAGAAGAAGAGCGAAAAGCTGAAAAAGAGTTATTTGAGTGGCAAATAACGCGCGAAAACCAGATGGAACAAAGCGCTAAGGACAGAGAATACGGCGCGATTACTGACTCTTTAATGACGCAGT